ACCGCCAGCATCTTGAACGGTGTTGGCGGTCTTTCTTTTTCTACCGTGTATGATCAACAACTATGAATAAACAAATAGAAGCACTACTCGTTGAGCGTGAAGGATATGTTCGCAGAGGATTGAAGGATCGTGTCGCTGCAGTTGATTCTGTACTCAATGCACTTGGATATAAATCAAAATCATCTGAGGTTGAAACGGCATCCGTTGAACCAGCAACAGAGCGCACTGTTCGTAAGGCTGCACCAAAGCGTAAGGCGTAATCAATGGCAATCGTTAATGGTTATTGCACACTCGCTGAAGTGAAATCAGCCCTTCGCCTGACAGACAATGCGGATGATGGACTACTTGAGAAGGCGATTGAGTCTGCATCTAGGCGTATTGATGGTTACTGTGGGAGATTCTTTTACAAGACTTCATCTACATCAATCAACATCTATCCGATCAACGAATATCTATTGAGGATGCCAGAGGATCTAGCAACTTCCACTGTCACTATCAAGATTGATACAGCAGCGAATGGAACTTATGCAACTACGCTCGTGCAGGGTGTTGATTACATCCTTGAACCTACTAACGCTGCGCTTCGTGGATACCCATATGTTCATGCCCGTATGGTTGGCGGTGCAACCTTTCCGCTATATGTAACGCCATCGTTTCCTACAGTTCAGGTCACAGCGCAATGGGGTTGGAACGCTGTTCCATCTGATGTGTCTCAGGCTTGCGTGTTGCTTTCTATGCGCCAGTTTGCAAGGCTTAACGCTGCGCTAGGTGTTGTTGGCTTCGCTGATATGGCTTTACAGGTTCGTGCTGTTGATCCTGATGTGCGAGATCTGCTCAATCAGTATGTGGCGTTCGGAGTGATCTGATGCCAGCAACAATTTCACAGGTCGCTACTGGATTACAGGCAAGACTTGCCACGATCACAGGGCTACGAACTTTTTCATATCAGCCTGAACAGGAGAACCCCCCGTTCGCTTACCCACAGATCAACCGTATTGATTACCACCGTGCATATTCAGGTGGCGATGTCGTTATGGATTGGACAATATATGTGGTGGTGGGTCGTTATCTTGACAGGACAGCACACGCACAGTTAGACGACTATCTTTCATATTCTGGAACTAAGAGCGTTCGTGCAGCAATTGAAGGTGATCCAACTCTCGGTGGCGTATGCTCAACTCTCATAGTACGATCAGGTGCAGACATAACAAGTCTGGATGCTGGCGGTGCACAGTTTTTAGTTATTCAGATGCAAGTGGAAGTCCACGGATAGGAAACAAAATATGGCAAGTTACAAAGTGTTGAGCGAAAACTTTTCAGCAGGCAAAAAGGGTGAAGTGCTGGACAGCGAAGCATTGGATGGGTGTAACATTGCAGCGTTGGTTGAAGCAGGTCATCTTGCTGAAGTCAGTGCAAAAGTTTCTAAGACAGTTACAAGCGAACAGGAAAAATAATCATGGCTCAATTAGTTCTCACAAATGCTGATATCACCGTCAATGGTGTAGTGCTTTCCAACAGGTCAAACTCTGTTGAACTCAACTACGAGGTGGAATCAGTTGAGGTAACAGCGTTTGGTGGCAACCGTTCATTCGTTGGTGGTCTCCAGAACAACACGATTACGATTGAGTTCATGCAAGATTTTGCTGCAGCCAATGTTGAGGCAACAATTTTCCCACTAGTAGGACAGCAGACGACTGTTACTGTTCGCCCAGGATCACAAGCCACAGCAGCAGACAATCCGCTCTATACGGTTTCGGGAACTTATCTCGCAAGTCACACACCTGTGTCGGGTGCTGTTGGCGAATTAGCAATGACTTCGCTGACATTTACTGGCGGAACTCTGGTCAAGACAACCTCATAATTTCTAAACCAAACAATTAGAAGGAGTCGCAATGAAAATTGCATTAACAGTTGAGTTCAATGACGGCACGAAATCTGAAGTGGATGCAGTGTTCGCTGACTTTGTTTCGTTTGAGAGAACATGGCAACGAAGTGTTGCACGCTTTGAGACTGAGATTCGTTTAACCGATCTCGCATGGTTGGCTTGGCATAGTGAGACTCGCACACGCAAAACAAGTCTGAAGTTTGATCCAGACTGGATTAACACTGTCGCTACGGTTGAGATCCGTGAGGAAGTAGAAACCCCAAAAGCCGACTAGGTGACGACTCCGCACATTGGATCGTTGCCTATCTTGCTTGCGAAACAGGTATCGCACCTTCAGCACTGCTGAATGAGGGTGATGTAATGATTCAAGCCATGCTTGACTACTTGACAAAAAAGGCTGAACGCAGTAATCGCAGACGGTAGTAGTATCGGCGCATGATCAAAGTAGATGTGTATGGTGTGCGTGAGACGCTTGCAGAGTTGCGTAAGTATGAGGCTCAGACTTTTAAGCGCATCAAGACAGATCTGATTCAATCTGCACAACCTGCAGCAGATGCAGTTGGCAAGGAGTTCCCTGACGAGCCGTTGATGAACTGGCATAGTTCTGGGGGAAGGCTTGCAAGCAAATCACGCCTCCCTCCATATAACGGTGCTTTAGCAAAAAGCAAAGTAAAGGTCGCTGTCAGCACGAAACGCCCTAGAGGGTTGCAGTCATATGGTCTGGTTCGTTTGCAACAGATGGATGGTGGCGCACAGGTCTATGACTCTGCAGGCTCTGTCACTGCTGGTGGTCAGGGTTCTATGGCTTCTGCTGGTTCTAAGTTCATTTCAAACTTAGATAAACACCTCACTACTAAGTCACGGCAAGGTCGCACTCGTTCTCGTGTAATGTTTCCTGCAACCAAAAAACATTTGCCACTCATTGAGAAAGCGATTGAGGATTCAATTCGTAGAATTGATGGTGAAGTGCAGAAGCGATTGAACGGATAACCCTATGGCAGTTGGCGTAAACATAGTCAGTACCTTTGACAGCAAGGGCATCAGCAAGGCTATTAAGGACTTCCAAAAGATTGAGGGCGCAGGGAACAAAGCAACTTTTGGTTTGCGCACCTTTGATAAGGGAATGACCAATACCCTGAAAACTCTTGGCAAAGTTTCTGCTGGTGTCGCTGTCGCTGCAGGTGCTATTGGTTTCAAGTTGGCTTCAGCAGCGTATGAATCACAGAAGGTGATGGCGCAAACAGAGGCGATCATTAAGGCTACTGGTGGTGCAGCAAATGTTACTGCTTCTCAAGTTGAGAAACTGTCTGGCAAATTATCTATGCAAATTGGTGTGGATGATGAGTTAATTCAGAAATCAGCAAACCTGTTATTGACTTTTAAGCAGGTTCAAAATCAGGTCGGTGAAGGAAACAACATCTTTGATCGTGCTGTTACAACTGCACAGGATTTGGGGAATGTGTTTGGTTCTGCTGATGCTGCAGCCATGCAACTTGGTAAAGCATTGAGTGATCCTGAAAAGGGTATTACTGCTTTGCGTAGGGCTGGAATCAACTTCACAGAGCAGCAAAAGGAACAGATCAAAACTCTGGTTCAGTCTGGCGATATTTTAGGCGCACAGAAATTGATTCTTGCTGAAGTTGAGTCACAGGTTGGTGGCACTGCTGCTGCAACAGCCACAGGTTTTGATCGCATGAGAATTGCTATGGGCAATGTTGCTGAGGAGTTTGGTGCAATTCTCATTCCTTATATAGAGAAGTTTGCAGATTTTGTTATTAAGAAAGTTGTTCCATATCTGAGCAATCTTGCTGATGTTATTGGTGAGAAAGGTTTAGGCGCAGGCTTAAAGACACTTGCTGGTGATCTGCTGACAGCAACAACAAACATGGGGGCTTTTGGCAATGTGGTTCTTGGTCTCACTTCTGCGCTTGTTGCTCTGAGACTAATTGCTGTTGCTGCAACAATTTCAATGACATTGTTCAATGTTGCATTGTTTTCCAATCCAATTGGAATAGTTGTTGCAGCAGTTATTGCTTTGGGTGTTGCGCTGGTTGCTCTTTATTTAAAGTTTGAGGGTGTTCGCAAAGTGATTGACACTATCGCTATAGTGCTGAAAACCTCTTTCATGAATGTTATTGAGGCGGTGTATAACGCTTTTGCTGTTTTGTACAACGGTATTGCTCAGGGGATTAACTTGCTGATCAAGGCAGCAAACCTATTTGGTGCGAACATCCCCGAAATAGAAATGCTTGGATATAAAGCATTTACAGTTATTGGTAACGCTGCAGAAAAAGCAAACAAACAGATTGGTGCAAGCAAGAAATCTATTGATGCTTATGGCGACCGTATGGGTGCGCTTGCTGCAAGTTTCAAAAAAGATGGCGTAAATGAAACCGTCTTTGGTGGTGGTGGTGGTGGGAAAACCATTGAGACTGCCAAAGAAAAACTGCAGAAATATATTGATGCGTTGAAGGGTATGAGTTCTGCACAGAAGTCTGCCCGTGACGCTGACAAGTCTTTGATGAAGTCACGCACCAGCCTTGCTGAGGCAACTACTAAATTGACTGATGCACAAGCGTATTTCAATCAGGTTGTTGCTGGTTATGGTGCTGACAGCAAGCAGGGGAAGGATCGCCAGTTAGAATTGCAAAGAGCGCAGCGTGCTGTTGAGCGTGCTGGTTATGATGTTGAAAGTTCGCTGTTTGCTGTTGCTAACGCAGAGCAGGAGTTGGCTGATCTCCGCAAAGATCCAAAGACTTCTGCACAGGCGATTCGTGAGGCAGAGATTGCGCTCGCTGAAGCAAAGTTGTCTGTGAATGATGCGACTGATGCACAGGTTGAGGCTACTGATGATCTTGCTGATGCGGAACGAATGTTGGATGAGACGATCAATGGTGCGAAAGAGGGCAGCGAAACCTACAAGGATGCGTTGGACAGGTTGAATGATGCTAAGAGGGCGCAGGTTGATGCGACTGATGCGGTAACGGATGCGTTGGAACGCCAGAAGGATGCTGTTGAGCGTTTGATGGAAGCAGAGCAGAAAGCACAACAAGCCCGTTCAGGTGTGAACGCTGGTGCTGCTGCTAGGGCTGAAACACAGGTTGGTGTTGCACCACCACCAAAAGCAACTGCTGGTGGTTTCGGTTCGTTCATGGAAGCGGTGCGTGGACTTCATCCGAACTCTCAAGCACTTGAACATGCTGCACCTGTGGCAGCAGCGAAAAAACAGTTCCCGAAACTGTATGCAGAATATAAAGCAAAGGGTCTTGCTATGGCACAAGGTGGGATCATCACGAAACCAACACAAGTCCTCGCAGGCGAGAACGGCAAAGAGGCAATCATTCCATTGGATCGTTTGCAATCAGGTATGACTATCAACATGACTATCAATGCTGGTATGGGTACTGATGCTGCGACTATTGGTGATGAGATTGTTGATGTGTTGCGACAGTACCAGTTCCGTAACGGCAATGTTCCTATTCGGGTTGCGTAGATGGCACGAATAAATTGGGTTGTTCGGCATGGTGCAACTTTGGCAAACACTTTGTCTGGTGTAAGAAGTTTGAGCATCACTAAGGGCAGGAAATATATTCAAGACCCATTCAGATATGGGAGTGCAATCATTAACGGAACTGATGTTGCTTCTTTGCCTGCTATTGCAGTTGGTGATCGTATTCAGATCCGCACGACACCATCAAGTTTGCCTACTTATGATGGGATTGTTTCTAACTTTGTTATTGATTATGGTTTTGTGCCTAATCAAGACAAGTGGACTATTACTTGTGAGGATTCTTTGGCTATCGCTGGCAGAACTATATTCAATGGTTCGTTCACTGCTGGGAATAACACTTGGACAGCAATAAGTTTGTTGTTGTCTAGTATCGGTGGTTTCCTTATTGGTGGTAGTGGAACAGGAACTCAGACTGTTTCGGCACAAACATTTACAAATGAGAACTTGTTAGAGGTTCTGAATCGGACTATTGCTACAGAGCAGGGGCGTTTAGGTAGCGGTGCTGTAACTGCAAGTCTTGCACAAATACAAGTCTTGAGCCGTACCGATTTCACTACTCCAAGTGTTTTGTTAAGATTTACTGACACACCTTATGGTGGCGCTTATGCTTATTATGATTCGGTTGAGTTCTCTGCTTTGGCTGACAGATATGCAACTAAGGTTGTGGTCAATCCAGAGGGTTTGGCAAGTCAAACGGCTGGATCAGGAAATAGAACATTCAGCATTGATTCCTATGATCAAACCACAGCAAAAGCATTGTCTTTGGCAACTTATGTTGTTGGAAAGTTGAACCTCACTAGTGCGTACCCAACTTTGGTTTCTGCTGTGCTTGAAGCAAGCCCATCTAACGATTTGTTGATCCCGTTGATTTATGACGGTGGGGTAAGCGTTGAGGTTGCTTTGCGTGGGGTTGTTTATGATTGCACTACTGAGGGCTGGACTTTGACTGCTGACCCACAAAAAACAAGAATCACCTACTATTTGTCAGATCGTTAATTTGACTTATATATTCAACCAACGCTCTTAGTTGAGTGTTACAATCGGGGAATTATGACGGCAGGAACATATCTCATCACAGCAGAACAGGGTGCAACTTTCAATAGAACGATCATCTGGAAGGATGCCAATGGTGTTCCAGTGAACCTTGCAGGCTATACAGCCCGTATGCAGGTGCGTGAGGATTATTTTTCTACTGTTGCAGCACTGACATTAACCACAGAAAATGGCAGGATCACATTCGGTGGTGCAACTGGTTCTATCGTGTTAAATGTTTCGGCTGCTGATATGACTTTGGTTGAATCCAGTATGTATGTTTATGATTTGGAACTTGTTTTGGGTGGTGTTGTTACACGGCTGATTCAGGGAACTTTCACAGTTAATGCTGAGGTGACTAGATGACTGTCACTCTGACTGATCAACCTAACAATGTTGTTGTTGATGGTGATGTTGTTACTGTTACCGTTAGTGGTGGCGCTGGTCCTCAAGGTCCTCAAGGTCCACAAGGTGATGTTGGTGCAACTGGACCACAAGGACCACAGGGAGATGTTGGTGCACAAGGATCTACTGGTGCTCAAGGTCCTCAAGGTGCTCAAGGTGATGTTGGTGTTCAGGGTGCTACTGGCGCTCAAGGCGCTGTCGGTGCGCAAGGTCCACAGGGTTCGCAAGGAGACATTGGTCCACAGGGTGATGTTGGCGCTACTGGCGCACAAGGTGCTCAAGGTGCAATCGGATCTCAAGGACCACAGGGTGACACAGGACCACAAGGTGCAGTTGGTCCACAGGGTGATACAGGTTCACAAGGATCACAAGGCGCTCAAGGTGCTGTTGGTCCACAGGGGTTGAAAGGTGACACTGGAGATACTGGCGCTACAGGTCCACAGGGTGAAACTGGTGCGCAAGGCGCTGTCGGTCCTCAAGGCACACAAGGTGAAATTGGACCGCAGGGTGACACAGGTTCACAAGGTCCTGTTGGACCGCAGGGAGATATCGGACCTCAAGGTGCTACGGGTTCTCAGGGTGCAACTGGTCCACAGGGCGCTCAAGGTGTTCAGGGAGATATAGGACCACAAGGGGCTGCAGGACCACAGGGTGACACAGGCGCACAAGGTGCGCAGGGCGCTGTAGGTCCTCAAGGAGATATCGGTGACACTGGTCCACAGGGCGCTACAGGTCCTCAAGGCGCTCAGGGTGCTGTAGGTCCGCAAGGTGATACTGGTGCGCAAGGTCCGACTGGACCTCAAGGTGATATCGGACCACAAGGTGCGCAGGGCACTACTGGTGCACAGGGTGCAGTTGGACCACAAGGACCACAAGGTGATACTGGTGCGCAAGGTTCTGTTGGTCCACAAGGCGCTCAGGGCGCTACGGGTTCACAAGGTGCGCAGGGTGCTGTAGGTCCGCAGGGAGATACTGGTGCAACTGGCGCACAGGGTGATACTGGTCCGCAGGGATCTCAGGGCGCTACAGGTCCACAAGGTGATGTAGGCGCACAAGGATCACAAGGTGATGTTGGTCCTCAGGGTGCAACAGGCGCACAAGGCTCAACTGGTCCACAAGGACCGCAAGGTGATGTTGGTGCGCAAGGCGCTACGGGTGCACAAGGAGATATCGGACCGCAAGGTGACACAGGACCACAGGGTCCTCAAGGTTCTACTGGCTCACAAGGACCTCAAGGTGCAACAGGACCGCAGGGAGATATTGGTGCGCAGGGTGCTACTGGTGCGCAAGGCGCAATAGGTCCTCAGGGTGCAACAGGTCCACAAGGTTCGCAAGGACCGCAAGGTGCGCAGGGTGCTACTGGTTCTTTTGCAAGCATTGGGGCTCAGTCAGGAAGTTTTAATTATTATCAAACTTTTGCTTTCAATAATCCAACATCCGTCTATGTGCCATCAGGCATAATTGCTACAAGGATTTATTTTGTTCCATATTTTCAATCGGAAACAACTACTTATGACAGAATGGTTATTCGTTCCGCATCAACTTTTTCAGGAACTGCAAGTATCAGATTGGGTGTTTACAACAACACAGATTATGCACCTTCCAGTCTTGTTTTTGATGCTGGAACAGTATCGGTTACTGCTGCTAATCAAAGTGTTGAGGCAACGATAAGTCAAACATTGACTGCTGGGTGGTATTGGTTGGCGTTTTCTTGTGAGACTGCTGCAACAACAAATAATTTTGTTGGAGCAAATGTGTTTGTTATACCAAGCGTTGGTTTTACTACACTTCCTACTACTGGTGCATACAGAACTTGGATAAACCTGAATACAGTTAGTGGTTCGTTGCCTGACCCACCAAACCAACTAAGTACTAATACAGCCAGCCCATTGATTGCATTGAGGAAGGCATAATGAAACACACAGTTTTTGGTCTTGGTGGATATGACCCTTCTAAACCTAACAACAACATTGTTGAGGAATATGAGATAGATGTTCCACAGCAACCACTTCAAGGTGTAGAAGTTTTAGCAACCCTGAACGCTGTGCTTGGTATCTGGTCGTTGCAGGATGCAGCGAACGCAGTGAAACTTACTCAAGCAGAACTAATCGCTGAAGCGCAAGCGTGGGCTGCTGCTGCCCAATGATTTCTGTTGTAACAACAACATTCAACACACCTGATTGGGTTCTTGCCCGAACTTGGGCATCATTGAAAGCACAAACATTCACAGATTGGGAGTGGGTCATCTGGGATGATTCAACAACTGATGATGTGTGGCGTCAAGTGTACGGGTTTTGTGCTGATGAGCGTTACCGAATAAAGTTGCATAAGTCCCATGTTCACTCAGGTTCTATCGGGGCTGTGAAGCGTAAAGCGTTCATGGTTGCTGAAGGTGACATTCTTGTTGAGTTGGACCATGATGACGAACTGACTGCTGATTGTTTGCAGAAGGTTCAAGGCACTTTTGATAGTAACCCTGATGCTGGTTTTGTGTATTCGGATTGGTGTGAGATTTTGCCTGATGGGAACTCTGGGAAATATCCTGATGGTTGGGCGTTCGGTTTCGGATCTGAGTATTGGTCTGATCAATATGGTGTGTGGGTTATGTCAGCACCACCTTTGAACCCTGTGACTGTTCGGCACATTGTTTCTGCACCTAATCATGTGCGTTGTTGGAAGGCTGATCTATATCACAGGATTGGTGGTCATAATCCTGAGTTGGCGATTGCGGATGATTATGAACTGTTTGTGCGCACATATTTGGAAACCGAATGTGTACATATTCCAGAGTTGTTGTATAAGCAGCACATTGGGGCGCATACTGCACAACGAAAAAGGAACGATCTGATTCAAAGCCTTGTTAAAGAAATAGCAGCCAAATATGATGATCTGCTGCCACCAGCAATAAGCGAAAAAACTGATGTGTGAAACCTTGAATTGCTACATCAGATTGCCCTGATTGCCTCCTGTAAGCGTTTCTAAGCCACGCAAACCATCAACCCATATAAAGACACCCTGTTGATACAAAACAACATTTTGCTATCATCTACCGAATAACAACAACAGTTCTGAAAGGCAATCCGAAATGGCAAAGATCAAAGAGTTCATTAACGGAAACCCTGTGCGTGTCGCAGCGTTCATTTCATCTGCTGTTGCCCTGATCGTTGCCTTTGTTGTGCCTGATGTGCCAACAGAACCTGCGATTGCTTTCGTGTTATCGGCTATGGGTTTAGGTGAGTTTGCTCAGCGTGCAGAGAACAAGAAAACTGTTGAAGCCCTGTTCACTGATGTTCCAGACGAGGAATAGTTTCTAAATGAAACGCCCATACACGGGAAGCAAAGATGGGGCTGCAGCAGGGGAACATCCGCAACTATCTGCGCTGATCAAAGAACTGTTGAACGCTTACGGTCCTGCGCTGTGGAATAACGGTGCGTGGGGTGTACGGAATATGCGTAGCAAGAAATCGTTGAGCGTTCACGCAACGGGTCGGGCTGTAGATATTTCGTGGCGCAACATGGGTGATGGCAAGCGTGGCGTTGCTAAGGGTGGGCGCAAGTATGCAATGGAAGCAATGCGCTATTTAGTGCAGAACGCTGATGAGTTGGGTGTGGAACTGATTATTGATTATTTCCCTGCACCACACGGTCGTGCATCTAAGTGCGATAGAGATATGGCGTGGCAGAAATATACGAAACCGACTGTTTCAGGCGCACCTTCAGGCGATTGGTTTCACCTTGAAGTGGATGGCAAGAAATCATCTGAACAGATTAAGGCTGTATTCGCACAAAATCCGCCAGCGAAAGTGATCGTAGGTGCATAGATGGATATGGGTATCGCTGCAGTAGTTGTCGCTTGCATCACAACGGTAGGTGGAATCGTGGCTGGATTCATGCAATCATTTAAGAAAGAGACCAAAGAGGCACGGAGGGAGAACCGTGAGGATCACGCCGTAGTGCAGATGCAACTCAAGATGATCTACAAGGGCTTGAACAAAGTGGATGACAAGTTAGATAAACATATTCAGGATCACAGAGAAGGTGAGAGCAATGGGAAAGTTACTCAAGCAGATAGAGGCAACGCCAGTTAGTACTGG